TCGGATATTGGGGTTCAGTCCTGACATTGGCGTCCCTCGGATATAATGGCTGCGCCAACGTTACCAGACGCAGCCACGAATATCAACGAGAGACGCCGTTGTTGGCGACCATCACTTTCCCTCTAGTTCAGCCAGCGTTGCACGGGCATACGGCGACCAGTATTCAGAATCTTCTAGCATCTGATGCAGCGCCACCACGGCCTTAGCCAGTTTGTCCTCGGCAGCTTCAACGCGCGTCAGGGCCTCGTGCAGCAGGGCGCTCAGGCGCATCGCCTCGTTTTTCCAGTTGGGTTCGTAAGGCACTGGCTGACCCAGTTCGACTGGGTATTTGATGTATGTCATTTCGTCTCCCCAATCAGAGCAAGGATTGCGGTGGCGACATCATCAGCGCCATCCGACATCCCCTGATACTGGGGATCAGCGCAGTGAGGGGATAGGCGGTCTTTGTATTCAACCCACCACATAACCGCCAATGCCTCGGCCACTGCCGCAGCTTCACGCAGGGCAGCTTCACGGATGGCGGCGGGGTCGATTGCACGGGTGTTCCATGCGGCGATGGCTTCGGCTTTATCTGCAAAATACCCGTAGCCCAAAGTAAAGATTGCCCCGTGGCATTCATGGTATCGGCAAGACACAGCATAGGCATCGCGTCCATCATAGTCGGTCTTGCAGATCACGTTTTTGTCACCGCCACAGAACGGGCAGGGTTTCAGGTCAGGTGCGGTCATTCTGTTACTCCCTCTTCAAAGCGTGAATACGGCGCACGAGAATGCGCGCCATGCAGTATAAGACCCGCATTTCCATGCGGTATTTCCAGATGTCAGCGGACTTCTTGGCGTAGGCTAGTTCCTGTTCTTCCTCGACGATCTTAGTCTTGATAACGACGTGTCTGGCCAACAGGGTCTTGATGTCGGGTTCAATCTCGCCCAAACGCTTGCGCGCCTCATCGGTCATGGATTTACTTGACATCGTCAAACACCGCCGAGACAGGCATATCCGCCTGATTTTGGTATTTGCCATCGTAAGACGCACGTTCCGCCGTCTGGTGGAAGATCACCTGCGCGATGCCCGCCCCCGCTGGGATGCGAAGATCACCTTGACCGTGGTATGTCAGCTCAAGTGTTAAAAAACCATTCCACCCAGGCTCAATTATTGTGTTCAGAACCGAAAGCCCCTGACGCGCCCATGTGGACTTGTCATGCACCACGCCCACCAGATTTGGCGGCATCTGGAACTCTTCGATGGCGCTGGCGAGGCAGAAGTCGCCTTGTGAAAATTTACCGTCTACAATCACCCCTGACAGGTAGTCTTTATCTGGCTTGTAGAACACAACATCCTGCTTGATGCGGATGTCATAGCCAGCCTCTGACAGGCCGAAAGACACGCCGTGTTCGCGGCGCTTCTCGGTAATCATGCCCTTGATCGGGGCGCGGCATAGCAGTTCAGAGCCGTTGATGATCATTGGTCCAGCGCCACCCGCGCAATTGCAACCATGCGCCTTACTTTGGCATTGCTGGTTGGCTTTTCCTCATCAGCGATACTTTGCAGGGCAATACTGAACTTGTGGAAGCGATCTGCCAAAGGGTTGTTTTTGTCCCGTTCGGCATCACGTTTCATTTCTTGGATCACTGCCGATAGGTTGTCCTTGTCGCGGTTAAGTTTGACCGCCTCTTCACGCAGCCGCTTGATTTCTTTCCACGGGTTCCAGATCATCATTCACTCCTAAAAAATATCTCTGATGCTCCTCGACATACCACAGCGGCAATATCGTCATCAGGTTGCACATCTCATATTATGGCTGTAGGGTCAATAGACCAATCAGGCCTCGACCGCATCAGACAGGGTCTGAGTCACGCTGTGGCCGCAGCTTGGGCATTTATGACATGGGATAACCTTGCCCGTGCCACCCGCAGAGAACGTGCTGGAATGCGTCTCGCCCTCAAAGTCTGGCATCCCCCCGACGTAGGTCTGGGCAGTTGCGATGCCCAGAACCATTTTAGTTTTGCACTTGCGGCAGATCATTCGTCATCCCCCAGCGTGTTGATGGATACCTCGTCATCCTCTACGACCAACACGCCGTCAATCCTCACCTGCACCCACGGGCTGCCACAGCACCCACAGCCGTTTACGCTGATCTGGATGCCGCGCTTCCGCAGTTCTTCACCTACCGCGTCTGTGTATGGAATGCTCATTCCCCGTCCTCCTGCATCATTTCGATGATCATGGCCAGAGGCCAAAATAAGACCGACGCCACGGCCAGCCACTTTGCTAATTCGTGGCTGCACCACGGCCTTTCCTCCAAGTTTTCAGCAATAAGATCAAAGTCCATCATCAGCCAAAAGACTGGCACGATGTACGTCATCGCACACAGAACGGTCCAGATATTCATATCAGTCACCATCAACTCCCGTTGTCAATCAGTTCGATCCCGTCAATCACGTCAAAGTCACACTCCTCTTCAGCGGCAACTTCTGCGTTATAGAGATCAATCGCCATCACCTTGACGGTCTTAATTTCAGGCTCAGGATCATAACGACCCGTGATCCTGAACGTGTATTCACGTTTCTGCCAGTTCCCGCTTTCCTTCAGAACCTTCTCGGCCTGACCATGCGGCAGGTCTGCCAGCTTCTTCACATCAATCATGATCCTCTCCCTTCACGCAGTCACCGCCGCGCCATTCGTATTTTGCCTTGATGCAAATCTCCATCTGGCTCATTGGCCGACCCATAAGCCAGACCATTGCAGCGCCACACAACAATATGATGGCCAAATAACCACCCATGAATAGCAAAGTCTCCTTGCTGTCACTGTCCATCATCAAACTCCTCTACGAAGCGGCGAATACCTTCCATCGCCATCGCGGTTTCGTCTTCACCTTCAATCACAAAGATGCGTGTCACGCCGCTGTAATCCCCCACACCCACCACGGTGACGGTGTCGCCATCAATGGTGGCGTTGCACAAAACTCGATTCATTTTCGTCCTTTCCAAGAATGCGGCCCAAAACCATGCCGTTGATTACCTTCATCATCACCAACAGGGCTTGGGTTTCAAACCCCTCCTTTGCCAAGTCCATCGTCATGCCAACCGTGACACTGCACAGCGCCGTGATCATGTCTTCTGGCGTCACATCAAGTCCAGATGCGGAATCGACGGCGGCGTGTTGAATGGCCAAGACCAGCTTGACCCCATCATTTTCCATCAGATAATCCTAAATGTTGTAAAGCGGCTTCCCGCCATCATTGCCGTGGAACGTCTTCGCGCCTTCGATCTCAGCCATTCTTTCGGGCGCTCTTGTGAGCATACCCATATCTCGAAGATGTTTCAAGCCCATTGACACGGTATCCACAAGATCGTCATGCGCGCCACGGGGGAAGGATGAAACCTGCCTGATAACCATTTCGGCCCAGTCTTTGTTGGGCGCGTAGACCATGCCCTCACTGAATATATGCTGGATTGAGTATAGGCGGGCCACCTTGTCGAGGGTCTTCGGGTCATACATTTGGACAGAGAAGTCTTCGTTTCCGAATAGACGCCGCATTTCCTGCGCCACGCTGTGACCCGCTGCCTTGTTTTCGATCAGAAGAACATCAACCTTCATACGCTTGCATATATCGGCAACCTTCTCGGTCAGGTCATGCACCTCCAGCTTGCCCTGCCACGCATACATCAGCATAGCCTTCGGCACGGGGCCGAGCGATTCGGACTGAAAGCTGCGCGTGATGTCGATGCTGCGCCCGTATCGGTCCACCGACCGCGTGGCAGCCGAATCGGAACTGCCGCCGAACACACCCCAGATCGTCAGGGCGCTGGGGTCATTCTCGGCCTTGGTTGTGTAGGCGGTGTCAAGGGATGCCACGATGAATTCGATCCCAGGGTATTCCGTCCGATCCCAAAGCTGCCACCACTCGTCTTTGATGATCCCGCCGCCACGGGGTTCGGGTGACTGGTTGTACTGCCCAGCGGTCGCATATGGCCCCATAGCCGCCTCGTCTCGCTCGACCACATGAAGCGGGAACCGATCAGGGAACAGCAACTCGCCATCCTCTTCGCGGGGATCAGCATAGCCCAGCCGCGTTGGGTGCGCCCGCAGCGGGTCATAGCGCATGGGCAGCATGATGTGATCATACCCCATGTTGCCATCGAGGATAACGCCGCTGACATCCTTCTCGTGCAGGCGCTGCATCACCACTACGATGGCCGACTTGTCAGGGTTGTTCAGGCGCGACGTGACGGCTTCCTTGAACAACTTGGTTACCGATTCCCGCTTGGCGTCCGAGTTCGCATCATCCACGCTGTGCGGATCGTCAACGATGACGCGGTCGCCACGGTAACCCGTGATCCCAGAGAAGGCGCAAGCCTGACGCGATCCCGTGGCCGTCGTCTCGAACTTTGCCTTGGCATTCTGGTCGCCCGTGATCTTGACGCGATCCCCCCAATGGCCCTGATACCATTCGTCGGTGACCAGTCGGCGCATCCGCAGGCTGTCGCGGATGGCTAGGTCAAGGCTGTGCGAGGCGCAGACGTAGCGCATGGATGGCATGTTCTGCGGCCCCCATTCCCACGCGGGCCAGAATACCCCCACCAGCAGCGATTTCATAGTGCCAGGCGGGACGTTAATCAGGAGTCTGTTGTAGTATGTCCCGTCATCCATGACCTCGCCGCGCGTGATCGCTTCGAGGTGGGCGCAAATGAAATCAATGTGCCAGCCGTGGCAATATGGCTGTTCAGGCTCGATGACGTGCCACGCGGCCTTCACGAATTCGGCCAGAGACAATTCGCACTTGCGCTTTTCGATCAGCTTGCGTTGCGCCTTGGCATCAATGCCATGAGGCAGCTTAATCACGCCCATTGCATTTTCACTGTGTTGTTGTGAATGTGGTTCAAATTACACATTCTTAATCAATCTCTTCTTGGCAATTTCAAAATATGGTTCGTGCCTTTCCATCCCAATGAAACTTCTGCCAGTCATCATACAAGCGACTCCTGTGGTCCCGCTCCCCATAAATGGATCAAAAACTAAGTCACCCTCGTTGCTCCAAGAAATTATATGATCCAATGGGATTGATACTGGGAAAACAGCAGGATGCAATTTGTTGGCAGACTTTTCTTCGTTAATCTTCCAAACATTGTGGCGCTGGCCAAAATCAGCAATAATCTTTCCTGACTTTATACCGCTAACTTCTCTGGTGGAACCGTCTTTTTGCCTTACGGTTCCATGATGTGATACGCCTGCATACTTGTTGGGCTTGTCCTTGATTGGGTTAAATGTCCTTAACGAACCTTTTACAAACACAAACATATATTCAAAAACTGGCGCATATCTCCAACGAAGAGAGCCAACCGCAGAGAATGTAGATTTCTCCCAAATCATTGTGTCGTGCAGTTTGAATCCTATTTCCATTGCGTAAAGTGCTTGCTTAAAGCTGGTCCCAGTTTCTGAACCATTTACCGTAGCATCAGACACTATCCAAACAACGACACCGCCATCCTTCGTAACCCTATAGAGATTCAACAAAACAGATTGCCATTTATCTGGACCCCAGTCGTCAAGCGTATTGTTGTAAGTGCGAAGATTATCATAGGGCGGAGACGTAATTGTCAGGTCAAAGGATGCAGCATCCAAATTCATCATTAAGTCGCAGCAGTCTCCTAAGATCAGCTTCTGTGTTATCGTGTTAGCCATTGGACAGCGCCCTCTCCAGAACCTCAAGCTCTTCGAGCGAAAGGTTTGACACGTCGATGGTGTTCTGCAACTTGATCGGCGCGTCATCGACACCCCCGATGAATGTCTTCTCGCCGTATTTCTTGGGGTTCATGCGGCCCAGCGCCCACTTGCGCGAATCAACGCGAAGTCTGCTGCGCTGGATATGCTCGCCATTCAGGACGATTGACATCGGATCATCGGCGTTCCGCAGCATGAAATCATTGGTGCCATCGTCAGCAATATCAAGGATTTCCTCGAACATTGCGTCGGCCCGCATCTGCATGGCACGGGCGTATTGTGCCGACCGATCAGGGTTTGTGTTCAAAATCTTCATCATCGTGCTGATGGCAGGCATATGATCGTTTTTGCAAATAGTGCGAACACTCTCGCCCGCCACCATGCGCTCGCAGACTTCATCAAACAGTTCGTCGGTCATATTAAACATCATCGCCGCCACCTCATATCTGGGATGGCAGCAACGTAGCATGAAGTCATAAAAGTTTCAATGCGCGGGCCAGAACAAGGAAGTCAAATTCTGCCCGCGCTGCCGAGGATTGCGTCCTATGACACGCGGCTCTCACGGCTTACCATGCGGTCAGCGCCGACGCGCTGCCGTCTTGATGTTCTCAGCAATGGCGTAGGGGATTGCCACCCTGCCATTCTCGTAATTGATGACAGAGATCAGGGGGATATTCAACGCTGTGGAAAATTCACTTCGGGTCATGCCCATATCGTTCCGCAGGGACTTCAAATCCTTTGCGGACAGCCACGGCTCCACCACCTTGCGGCGCTGCAACTCGGCCCGCGTGATGCCCTCGCCCAATTCAGTCAGGAAGTAAATTCTCTGGCTTGAGTCACTGGCATCACCACGGGCAGCCATAAGCTTCCTGCGGACCAAGACCGACATCGCCACCGATGTCTGGCGCTGGTTCATTTCCAGTCGGCGGGACAACTCTACTGCCGTCCACGGCAAGAATTCCTTGCGGCCCTTGTGCCAAAATACCGACAGATTGTGCAGCGCCTCGGCGTCGATCTGGCGGAACATCTTGGAATTCAAGATGTCCCCCTCCATCGCCTCACGCAGCGCATCTTCATCATAGCTGTCAAAATTGTGCATCATGTTCATTTCCTTCTCCTCGTTGGCGGGGCGCTATGCCCCTTCTTCATCGGTAACACGCCCCATCTGGGCGGGCAACAACTATTTTCAGGGATATGGCTGTCTTTCGTATTTAATTGCCCGCGCCGCCTTAACGCGAAATCCCCGCGATCCGATGATTTTGATGTATCGGTGCTTGCGTGGCCGTGGGGCCAGATAGAAATCATCGCCGTATTTGTCGCGCATGGCTTGGGCGCGGTTTTCAACGCCACGGAACTGATCGGCGATGGTGATGCCATGAAGATGTTCCATGCCCCGAACCTTCCAGTCGGTGAGCTTGGCCGACAGGCCGTGATAGCTGAAGCTGCAAGCCTGATAGACCACGCCACGGTGGCCCTGATCGGTATCGGCAAAGGAAATCACGATGTGATCCCCGCCGATCATCCGCAGGCTGGCCGATACCAGCATCGACGCATCGTTCTTGATGTTGTCATCCAGCACCAAGCGATTGAGTTCGAGGATCGACCCCGAAAACTCAACACCCGCAACGCCGCGCCGCAAGGGGTCGCTGGCGGGCGTTCCGTATGTGACGCACCCAACCATAGCCCCATCCCTGAACAGCCCGAATGCGTGGCTCACAGAGGGCCAGCGGTGGGCGTAATGCACACCCAGCACCAGCCGCTCGCATTCCGCCCGCGTGACCCTCTGGACGGTCAAAACGGCACCTCGCCATCGGGATACCAAACGCCACGCAGGGAAGGCTGGGCTGCCGTCTCCAACAGCCCAATCCACCGCAGGAATGCCGCCAGGTCGGGGGGCATCATGTCGCACCTCAAATCAAAAATCCAAGTTTTTGCCTAAACGCGCAAAAACAAATGCTTCTCACCCTCTCACGGCTAATACTGAAATCAGCCCCAACTGAAACATATGATTCACCATCAAGAACACGCTTGATGATGATCCTGTCCCTCTCTGTGATGCGACCGCTTGCATCCATCGCAGTAAGAATTTCAAACTTCTTCTGGCGGGCCTTTGTAATGCGATTGCTCATTGCAATTCCCACCCTGCCTTCAATGCCGCTTTCTTCAGATCATTCATAAGCTTTTTCATTTCCTTCTCTGATGTGATGTTGGTGTCCAGTCCACTGAAATCAAAATCGCACCATGTTATGACAACACGGCCATCGACCTTTGTTGGCTTCGCGCCACGAAACAACTTAAACTCACTGGGCTTCACTGCGCTGATCTTCATCTTCATCTTACTCACTCCCAATCAAAAGTTGTAATCATAGAACCGACGAGGCTCGTCAGCCAGAACATAGCGGTCACCGTTGCGGTCATACCACTTGCCATCCTTGTGAAGGCGGATGCGCGTGATCGGCGCGTTGATGTCCGAGGTGATTTCCCACCGCTGATCTTCGCAGTTAAGAACGTGGCCGAGGAAGCCGCCGCCAATGAACTTCTTTTCCCACGGCAGTTCGACCGTTGCCATTTCGCGGATGTCCATCGACTTGGCGTTGACTGCCTTTACCACCTCGTGGGGGGTGATGTCGGTCCAGCCGATCATGTTCGCGTATTTCATTTTCGTCTCCATCTGTGAGCGAGGCACCATGCCCCATGAGCGATCAGTAACATGGGCAGTTGCCCATCGCAAGAACAAAATTGAGGGGAAAAGTGCCAAGAGTAGATTCCAAAATTTCAACTACAGACATTTGACCCCTAAGCCTTTGATTTTTATATCTTTTATACATTGTATATATATATATATGTATATATATATATATATATATATCTCTCTCTCTTTTTTTTGTGTCTTTAGGGTGTCTCCTATGTGTATCCTAAAGTATAGGTCTTAGGGTGTATCTCTATCTATCTATATGTCTCTCTTTTACACTATCCACTCTGCACACTCGGCACATCC